ATATAACTCATTATGTTGCGTTGCGGAAGTGTCAGGCTTCTTCAAGCCTTTGCTCCAAGTCAAGGATATCACGCTCGATAAGCGCAAGGGCCTCGACTTTGCCGACCAGCCGAATATACTCTTCATGGTTTTGGCATCCGCCACCGGCCATATGGTCAGCGATATCATTCATGTAGTTCCTTATTTTATCCCTGATTACTTCCATCATTACTCATCTCCCGTGCCATTTCGCGACCAAGATCAATCCCATCTTTCATATCTGCTCTGCGGGCTTGGTCAGCTTCAGTTGCTACCTTAACGCCAAGGCGGGCGCCTTCGCGTCTTTCCTCAGACTTCAGTCGATCTTCCTGAAGTTCGATATTTGCCTCTTTTACCTGCATATCTGCCTGCAATTTGGCTACATCAAGTTGTTTCTTATGCTCAAACTCAGCCTCTTTCAGAGCTAGTTCACGCTGCTGGATTTGAGTAAGAGGGTCTTGCTGCTGCTGCATAGCCTGCTGCTGCGCCACCTCAGCCTGATCCTTGCGGAGTAGCTTTTGTGCTGCCTCTGATGCAAGACGTGAAACCTCAAGCTCGACATCTTCTGGCAAAGGCTTCTCTTCGTCAGGCATAGCCACGCCAAGATTCTTCTCAATTTCCTTACGATACTGGAATGCAACATGCTCAGTGATGTGGGCAGCCATAGCCGCCTGTATTGCCGCAGCAAAAGGACTTTGCCCAACAATCTCCTGAAGCTTTGGATCTTGCATAGCAGCCATGTGAACCTGAATGTGCGCCTCGTGATCCTGATACTTGAACGCTTTTACAGGCTCCTGTTTCAGGATAGCCATGTTCTCAGTCACTGGGTCTGCTGGCTTGATGTCATCTGGAAGCTTAATAATCTCTTCTGCGTCCTTGATGCCCAAGACCTCTAGCATCTGACGATGAAGCTTGCCCATGTTGTATAAATTAGGGGCTTGCTGAGCTAACTGCATAGCCGCCTGATACTGAACAACGCGCTGCGCCATAGTTGACGCATTCGGATCTGATACAGGGATGACATCAACGCGACCATCAAAGTCACTTTGACGGCTGAAGTCACCTTCCATGTCATAGATGTATTCCGCTGGCATGTAATCTTTTACGATCTTCGCCAGAATGCGTAGCTCATTTTTTAGTGCTGCATGAAGTCGTGCCTGAACACCAGACATTACCTTCATGCTTCGTTCCATCAGAGCTAGGGTCGTCCCGACCGGCGCTTGTGGGTTAAGATTTCCGACTTGTACATCAGCAACGGAGCCAATCCGTCTCCCCTCTTCCACGATGTTTCCGAGAAGCTGGTAGAGTACCGATGATGGCTCCTTGTAAGGAAGGAATGCAATTGAATCCCGAATTGCACCCCCCGGCACGTCCACATCCCTGAACTCACCCGGCATGAGAGGCGAATCATCGCCCTTAATACGAAGTCCCCTAGCTTTGAGGCCAGCAGGTAGATTGGATAGCGTACCCGCGTCAATAAGCTGTCTAAGAATACTGGTGGCGCTTTTAGCAAGACCACCAATAAGGTGAATAAGACCCGTTCCATAAAACCCAAGTCCCGGTAGGTATCTATAGTGAACAAAGTGCGCTCTCTTGCGCTTTTTAATATCTTCTTCATACCAGTTCCTCCGTATAGACAAGACTGTCAAACTGGACTTATCAATCGTTACAACATATGGACGTGCCAGACCGTCCGGATCATCAAAAGGCTCAGGCATAAGAAGATCAGCATGAACCTCAAGAATGGTATGACGATCATCGTCCTCAATGACGGCTGTCTCACCATCAATCTCATCATACTTTTCTTGAATATCAGAATAATCTGCTTCTGGTGCAGGAAGATCGACATCAAGATAGAAATTATTGAACTGAAGCTCAGCGATCTCGTTTGGCGTTTTCTTCATCACATGCGTGTAGCGCGGGGCGGTGGCAAGATCGGCAGCACCATATGACACAACAAAGTCCTCAGCAGGCACGAACATCGCACATGGGCGTTCCATGATTGGGTCATAATAAACTTTTTTGAACGCTGAGCCAGCAAGCGGAAGACGGAACAGCATCTGCTCTGTTTCATCGCGATACTCGCTCATCTCCTCAGTAAGGAGATAGTTCATCTCTGTCTCAACACGCTGTGCTTGATCAAGCTTGTCTTGATCCTTTTTGCCCATAACCTTTGTGCGTACAGGACCAGACGCAGGAAAAAGCTCGCTCATGGCTTGAGCTTGGAAACGGACAACAGCTTCAGTCAGAACTGGGTGGAAAACGCCTGCGGCACCAGCCCATGGCTGAGTGCGCTCTTCGATCTTCATGCCAAGAAGGTCTAGGCCTTTGACATATGATCTGGCCCAGTCTTTGCGTGACTGACGGTCTGCCACAAAGTCCTCAACAAGTTCAGACGCTAACGCCTCAAGGTCAGCATCCTCGATATATTCAGCTAGGTTTGCGTCATGATCAGGGCCGGTAAGCTCTTCTGTGAACTCACCAGTGAAATCAATAATTACTTCTTCACCATCGGCTTCAATAGAAACTGCTTCAGGGTTTACAACTTGAATCTCCACCTCATCCGTTTCTTCTATATCGAAATCGGAGGGCATCATCTGTTTTTCTACAGCCATTGTGTGTCAGTCCTATTTTTTGTCCGGTGCTTGCATGATAACAGAATATTGACCATGGTGGGAGTGGGATAGGTCACCGGTTACCTTCCAACCCATATCTTCGTATTTTTCTACGTCCTGATGTAAAACATACCTCAAAACAATCTTTTTAGTAATATTCGACAGGCCGTCTGTAGCTTGGTTCGTCTTCCCATTCATCCATTGAACTCCTAATCCACCCACCTTGACGGAATCTCAACAAGGCCTGCGTTGTAGAGTCAACCAAATCGTCATGCTCCCCAGCAGGAAATGCAGCGCACTCCTCAATAACCTCTTCCGCCCATCTGGTTGGCGGCGCCCATATAACGCCTGACGCAAAAAGATCACTTACTGCGTTAGCTCTAGCTATCTTATCCTGTCCACGGGACGGTGTAAACTCCGTTACAGGTATTCCCATGGCCCTAAGCTCAAAAATAAGAGGCGAACCGGCAGCCTTAGCCTCAACAATCATCTGATCAGGCTCATATTCCCAATATTTGTCATATGCGGCACGTTTTAGGTCCGGAAACTCAAGCTTTTCCTTGTATGCGTCCAATAATATTAGATTTGGGACAGTTCTTCCCTCTTCGTCAGGGTGATGGAAGATTCCCCATGTTGTACAGGCAGAATAGTCAGCTCGTTGCGTTTTCAAAAACGCAGTGTCCCAGCTCTGGATGATTGCTTCACACGGTGGCGGGCTATTTTTATCCCATTCGCGCCACCATTCTCGCTTAATTAACGCGCCTTCTTCTGAAGTCGGGTCTTGCTGGTACTGCGCGGACCACTTGGACACGGGAAGTTCTGCTTTTAGTGCCTCAAGCTGATCAATCGGCCAGAACTCAGGCCACAAAGGGTCGCCAGAAGGCATGATTGCCGGGAACTCAATGATTTCCCACTCGTCAGCACCCTCTCTTTGTGTGGCAGACTTCATGATTTGGCCGGTTAGATCCCTAACTGACCACCTTGTCATCACTACAATGATCGCACCACCCGGTTGTAAACGCTGTCGCGGTCCTGATGTGTACCATTCATAGACCTTGTCATACACTTCGGGGTTATAAGCCCCCAAGGCGGCCTCCTGCTCAGAGTGCGGGTCATCAATGATCAGAACATCAGCGCCCTTACCAGTAACAGCACCACCAACACCAATAGCAAAATAGTCACCGCGCTTGTTTGTGTTCCAGCGTCCAGCGGCCTTTGAGTCAGAAGATAGGGATATACCGGGGAAAACACCTTGGAAGTCCTCCTGATTGATCAGGTTTCTCACCTTACGGCCAAATCCAACAGCCAGTTCGGCTGTGTGTGCCGTCTGAATAATCTTTTTTTCGGGGTATCTGCCAAGAAACCAAGCCGGAAACAGGTATGAAGCGAACTCGGACTTGGTGTGTCTAGGCGGCATATTGACGATAAGGCGCTTTAACTCACCTTTTGCCACCCTTTCAAATGCATCGGCCATTATAGCATGGTGCCTACCAGCAATAAACGAAGGCCACATCTTGTTTACGAAGGTCAGGAAGTCGGTTCTGGACTCCTCTTTTGACTTGGCCTCTTCTAATTCGTCAAGAAGATCAAGTATTTCCCTCTTTTGGTCATCCGGTAAGTTGGCTATTTTCTGATTTATTGCCGTCATTCGACTCATTTAAGGTAACCTCCCCCTTTACCTCTTGGCATCTGTAGTCCTGAGGAACAAATCCATTACCCATGAGGTCGGCTGACATCTCAGCAATGCGATCACGGCACGACTGTTGTGTTTCATATGGGCCTCTGTTGTCAAAAAATACATAGCAAGAAGAAATATCCAAGGCCATACAAGCTAGTATAGCCGCCTTAAACATCAGTCCTCACCGACACAGCGGTTCATTAGAACAGATTTTGCCAACTCAAGCAAAAATACCATATCGGGAGCCTTTCCGTGAGATGTAGCCATGAAAAGGTTTCCCTGATCAGTCCAGCCAACAACAATGGCTTCGGTCATGGAGACCTCTTCCCGCAAAACTGCGAGCATTTCATTCGGGTCCAGATCTGATTCGTCATCCAAACCTTCACCGCGAGGAAACTGTATGATGTTGCTGCCCATTTTACTCTCCCACTCCCAAGATAATGACGGTGGGGGAGCTAGGGAGGTAGCTCAACCCCACCGGAGGCGCCGGGAGACTTAGCGCCTCACCGGACATAGTACAGAAAAACATCACCACGCGCTAGGCGCAGCATTTTTTTGTGGCCCTATATTATATATATATATAATATATATTATTAATATATTATAACTTACTAATTAAGGGGTTTTTCGGATTTGGATTTTTTTTGAAAAAAATTTTTGCCCACTAGGATTCCTACCCCTTTTTTCTATTGAAGGGTGGGGTCCTCACGGGCTTCCCAGTCGTCCCAAAGCAAAAGGGTGCGGGTATGTACCACTTCCATCATCAACACCGCCTCAGAGGGCGTTAAATCGCCCCACAGGGCTATCTCATCTATCGTCCTATTACACCCTAGGCAAAGTTCACTCTCCTCATCAATGAGGCACGTTCCTACGCAAGGGGAGGGCTTTTCAAGAAAATCTGGCATTGTTTGTGTAGAACCTCATGTATATCCGAGTACGATGCGGCGTACTGTCATGGGGGGTTGGGGGCGGGTGGGGTCAGCATCTCCCGCCATTTCAAACAGGGGCGGTCACGATCCGATCAACCGATCAAGCCGCGCCGTCAACTCTTTTTCAATCTCAGACGCTGATCTTTCGGCTGCATCAGCTTGTTCGATCCGATCAGTGAACATGCCAACGGTCTTACCCACCAGCTCCAATGCCCTGATGCGTGATGACGCATTATCTGCTTGGTCTGCCTCTTCTTGAAGCCTTTTCAAAACCCATTCCTCTCGCCTGCGCTCTATCGTG